TTGAATGCAACTTTAAGTTTTGATGCTAACCCTCCAGAATGATTTGTAGTTATGTCTGCTTCATTATAATTTATCTTTGCGTTCTTGGCGAATACTCCTTTTGTTCCTACGAAAAATCGATCATTCTCTGGATTATAGCCGGCGAACACTGCTGGTGCTCCGTCCCATTTTACGGTTACGTTAACGGAGGAATCAGAGTTTCCGGCCAACATATCTCTTAGACCTTGAAGAAAATTTAATGCTCCTCTTGTTCCGGCTACTCCATGATTCAACACCTCATCTTCAAGGTGCTCCATGTGGAGATTCTTTTGTTCAGTTAAGAATGAAGAGAATGCAAACATTATTCTACCTTCAAATGTGGGGCAGACCATTGAGATTCGGATTTCCCGTACAATAACATACCTAATACAATATCAAAAAATTCGGTTTTGTTTTCTTGCTTCATTGCTGCAAAAATTGCTCCTAACACAATAGTTTGAAATCTTGCAGATAATCTTGTTTGCATCGATACTTCACTTATCCTTTTGACTTTTCCAATTTCTGTAATATATTTTAAAAATGCTTCTTTTGATTCTTTTACTTTGGTAGTACCATTAAAAAGTCTAATATAATCCATTGTATCTTTTTGTCCTGTAGAATTATATGTAAATATATCTGAACTCTGTAATTTTCTCCACGCCTTTTTTACTTTTGAAAATGCCTTTGCTCCATCTCTGGTAAATTCATATTCTTTCGTTTTTTTATTCTGTTTAACGTGTATTCCTTTAACAGATTCTACAGCATCGACTTTATTTTCTCCCGAAAGAAAATCCAAGTATTCCAAAAACACTTTACCATGCATTGCTAATGATCCTTTTCTATCTGCTTCACCCCTTATTGTTTCCTTCGTGCTTGCTGAAAATAACCTATACATTACCGAATATCCTGTCAATTCACTACCAGCGTATTCTGTGTCTACATTTTGAGCCAAGAGGGCGCCATATTCTAATGTAAAACCTGTAACATCATAATCTGGTATGTGTCCCGTCATATTAATTGGTTTTGGGCCACTACTTCCTTGTTTTAAAGATACTCCTATAATACCATTACTAGCACTTATTGAATTTTTTAGATATCTGTTTATATCATCTAAAGTATTAAAATCTGTGGGTGAGAAAGCTTCATATTCCAACCAGACATCAGCAGGATTCCATTTATCTTTATCAAATTTCTGGTCTGGTACAGAGGTATGAAATTTTTCTCTTGCACGCAGAACAACAGGTATATCTTTGTTATCTTTTACGAACTTTGCTGGGGCGTTTCCAACAGTCTCCGTAAATGCACTACATTGTTTCAAATGACCCTTTAACCAAGACTCTTTGTTATCGCTTAGCCATTTGACTAATCCTTGTGCGGCTGATTTGTTTAATGCCTTACCAGTAGTTCCATATACTCTTTCATATACAGTTTGATCTAACATTTCATTCAAAATTGCTTGTTCAATTGGAGATTCACTAGCCCTCACTTTGTCCATATTGTAATACATTGCAGACAAAACTAGTAACCATGAAACTTCTTGCTCATTAGTTTGTTTGCTACCTCTTCCTTTAATTTCTCCAGTTAGGTGTACGGCATAATCTGCTCTACCTTTCCAACTAAACACAAACATAGGCCACATTCTACTGTCGTTTGGACCTGTTTCTGGATCATATTTCACTACATCTGTTACACCTTCAAATGTAGCTTTAATCAATTTAATAAAATCAGCATCCGATAGCTTATCTGTATTTTGAACTCGTATCCCTTTTCCTGTGTTTGGGCCCACTTTGCCAGTCTTTTGCAATGCCCGATAGATTTCTGTATTCGGTGGCGCTGCATCTTCTCTGATATAACTGACTAATGTTTTCATCAATTTCTCCTAATTAGAATAGAGTTTACTGATATATTTATAATAACTAACTATCTTAAGCCGGCTCTGGATCTGGAAATGGTGGCAATTCACCTTCATATCTCTTTTTTAGAACTTCGTGTTGAAAAACATCTCCACTAAGTTCATGCCAACCTTTACAAGTATCTTCATCTACTGTAGCACAATAAAAGGTTCCAGAAGGATCTTCCATAACATAGATCATTTCTCTGTCAAAAATGTCACTTTTGTCCGTAATGAATAGGACATGAACCATCGTTCCCTTTTCAGGGTTGATGTAATAGCAATCAGGCTCGAATGCCTTGAGGGTGGGAACAGATAGGGTTTTATAATATGCTTCCCTATCTTCTTTTCTTTGTTTTTTGTAGTCTTCTAAATCAATTATATTGTCATTCTCCAAACTTAAACTCCCCAAAATCTTTTTTAGCCTTTTTAGAGGATGTATCGAATACGGGAGTTTCTTGTTTTTCTTCTTTACCAGTATCAACTAATCCAGATTGTGATAACTCTCCCAAATCGGAAAGTCTCATTTTAGCTCTATCAACTCCTACTAAAAATTTCTTATTAGAAGTAATATCACTATATCGATTTTTTAGCTGTTTGATTAACATCTGTCCTGCTTCTTCTAAGTTTTCATTACTAATAAGAGCAAACATAAAATCAGCAGTTGCGGGGAGTCCAAAACTCTCACTAGTATCTTCAAGACCAACATCTGTATTTTGAAAACCTTGCCTATTCGTTTGGGTAGCCGACAAAATAGGAACATCAAACTCTACTGCCAATCCTCTAAGTTCTTCTGCTATAGATTTAATATAACTGTAAGAGTTTACATATTGTCCTGGTCTAATTCTTGAAGAAGAACATATATTAATATAATCAACAAGAATCATATCTGGTTTGAAATTTCTCTTGAGATTTAGTTCATTCAATAACGATCTGAAATGGTTCGTACTAGCTGCGGCTGTAGGATATTCCTTGATAATCAATCTACCCTTAACCGTACTTTTAAGATCATCTATTTTCTTTTGATACATCTTTTTAGGTAAACTTATTAAGTCATCTAATTTAATATTCAACAAATTTGCATCTATTCTTTCTGCGATTCGTTCTTCTGACATTTCTAATGTAATATACAAAACATTATGTCCTTGTGATAAGGCACCAGAACTAACATGGCACATAAACAATGATTTACCAACACCTGTTCCTGCAAGAGCAATATTTAAAGTTTTAGAAGATAGTCCACCTTGTGTTATTTTATTGAAGTACTCAAGATCAAAGGGTATTTTCTTTTCAACCCTATGATAAAATGCATAACGATCATCAGAATCCAAAAGGTAATCATGGCCGACATGAGGATCAAAACTAACAGAAAGAGCATCGGTAAGCAACTCAGGAATAGCACCCTTGTCATCCTTAGATTTTTCGGGTTCATCCAATATTTTAATTGAGTGGACAACGGCATTGTATATTGCTTTGTCTTGACAGAATTTTTCTGTTGTTTCCAATAACCATTGAATATCTGATTTTTCATCTTTTTGCCCCTCCAGATGGGTTAATAATTCTGTTACGTTTTCAAATTCTTCATCCTTCAATGGCGTACCATCTAATTCAATAACTAACGCCTCTTTAGTGGGCAAATTATTATACTTGTTGATGAATAGATCTACTTGCTCGTATAATAATTTATCTGTATGTTCTAAAAAATAATCTTTATTTAAAAATGGTAATACTTTTCTAGAATATTCTTCATTATGTAATAGATTCTTTAATATTATTGTCTCTATCCGCTGCTGCATGTTTGTCCATTTGTTTTTGTATTATTTCTATTATCCATTCCCCTAATCGTTTTTCAAATTCCTTACCATCTTTTTCGGTAATTTCATATCCCAGATCATGTGGTGGTACTTCAATATCATATTCATATTGACAAGCTATATCATCGCCCGTCAAATCTTGTTCTACTAATTTAAATGATGTATATCTAATTACTGCACCATCAAAAGGTGATGCATCTTGAATTACTATACACAATGATTTATCATTTGGATCATTGGGGTTTGAACATTCTTTGTAAAGATCATCTCCCGTTTCAAAGTATGGATCATTTAATGTAGTCCTTAAATCCGTATCAGATTTATTACCTTCTTTAAAAAATTCTCCTTTATTTTTCTTTGGCATCTGCTACCTCACTTTCTTCATCAAATCCACCATAAAGAAAAACTTTCTTGGCATGATCATTTAACTTATCAAGGATTTCTGGTGTAAAATATTTTTCGGGGTCGTTTAAAATTGCCTTACCAAATACCTTAGAACCATCTGGCATTTCATATCTTGTAGCTACTTTAGTAAAGATTCCCGCGTCTTCAGCTAACTCAATGAGTCCATAATACCTATTCAAACCTTGATCATATCTTAAGAGAACATCAATTTTTTTATTCTCTTTAGTCAATCTAGATTTGTAATTTTTACAATGTATTACATTTCCTACAACATCCGTTCCTTCTTTTTCTTTTCTTTTGGAAAGGAATATAATAGTTGAAGCAGCATATTGTAAACCACTACCACCACCCATCACATCAGTTGGAAACATTGTACCCATCTGTTTGTATGTATGATTAGTAACTAGTAAAGGAATACCGGCTTTCCCTAACTTGAGTGTTAATACTCGGAAAGATCCTTTAACTAATTGTGCCCGTGTCATATCTTTGGTTTCTTTACCATCTGAAATATCGGTCACTTCTTTAGTAGTAGATAGCATTCCAAGAGAATCTAAACACATCAACAATGGGCGTTCTTCTTGACCCTCTGAATGACTTTCTACTACCTTTAATGCTTGATGTGTAAATTCTTGAATTGTGGCGACAGGGAGAATTATCATTCGTGAAGAATCAATTCCCCTGTCTTCTATCATCTGCTTAGTGAGTGCAGATTCAGACTCAAAATAAAGAACGCCACCGCTAGGATTGTCTGCAAGAAACTGTTTGACAATACCCAAGACAAAAAAGGTTTTTCCTGTAGCTGTTTCTCCTGCCAGAGCTGTAATTTTATTAGAAGGGATTCCTCCATAGATATCTCCTGAAATTAATGCATTAAGAATATAACTACCCGTATCTACATATGTAGATACATCGCCTGCTTCGATTCCATCCGAAACTTTTGAACCAAATTCATTGCCAGTAGCCTTTAACAAACTATCAAAATAATCACTCACTTTTTTCCCTTCTTATAATTTCATTTTTAATTAATCGTATTTCTTTATTCAAGTCCGCTCGGTCAGTATATGTTTCAGCAATACGATCCCTATTAAAGATGTGATCCTTTAATAAAGATTGTAATTCTTCTATAAGCCAAGCTTCATATTTACGTTCTTCTATAGTCATCTTTTATTTCTAAAATATGATATCCTTTATCTCTCATGATTTCCGCGAACTTACTCGCTTCTTTTTGAGTACTAAAAGTCATAATGGATATTGACTCTGGAATAATATCTACAGAATGAGTTAAATTTTTGAATACCGCAGAATTTAGTTCTTCTGCTCTTTGTTGTTTGTATGTCTTTTGTGCATACCTTACCATTATACTTCCTGCCATACTCTACCTCTATTATACACTATATAAAGAAATTGTCAAGACTTGAACGCCGTTCAGTATCCCATCCAATTACATCTAATACACCTTTCAATGGTTCAACAAATGCCTTCTCAAATTGTGTATCATAATCTATATATTTTTCCAATTCGAATTCTTTAGGTAAACTATTTAATATGGAAATTACTTTGTCGCCTGCCGGATTCGGATCTTTAAGATAAGCAAATTTAACCTTTTCACCTTCTTTTATGATAGGATATTTTTTTGTTAGTTTTTGTGACTTGAGCATATGATTATAAATTAACGAACCCTTTACGTGAATTGGAGTACCTTTTTTATAAATTGAAGAAGGATCTTTATACTTTTTAAGTCCATTAACTGATCTTGGAAATGCTACCTTTTCCATATTCAAACTGAAAAACTTTTCCTTAAACGTTTCAATATAACTAATCACATCATCTTCTGTACCTGAAATAATAATATTGAAAATCGCTTTCAATGATTCTCTACATGCCTGTGGTGTAGAACTCTTAATTGCTTCAATACCCACAATCTTTAATTTGGGTTCTTCATATCGAACTCCCTCAGAATCATGAACGTTCAGAATATAATGTTTCTTTGCTGTCCAAATTCCTGTATCAGCAATTACTTCTCGTTTCATGACCATCTTTTGTTGATAGGCATTTACATACTCGGCTAATTCTTTGTACGCCTCCTCAATGACTCCTTCTATTCTTCCACAAGCTTTGTCTAAAAAGTTAATAATTTTTTCCTTATCGGTAAGACCAACTTTAGAAACGAGATCATCAAGACAAACATATAAAGAATCAGTATCCATAGCAACAATATAATCCTTATTCACAGCAGATAATGTAGTGTTTAAGTACTTATTCACCGCATTTTCTGCCCATTGAACAGACAATTGACCGGCAACAGAAACTGCTTCAGCATTTCGTTCATCATAATAACGAAACCATTGATTACCCATAGCTCCATAAGCAGAGTTAAGTGCTATCTTTAGATTTTGTTGATAATTGTAATATTGTGACAATTTATTTGGGTCAGCGTTTCTTCCTTTTTTCTGTTCTTCTATCATCAACTTCTTGTATGTAACTCTATCATTATACATACTTTCCATTAATTTAGGAAGAAACCCTTGTTTATCTTTACGATAAACTGACCCATTCGGTGTAACCGTTATATTCTTTTCTTTCCAAACACTTGTATCGAATTCTTTATTAATTAATCCATCTACACCTATTTCATCTTGCCATGTACCAAGAATAGTTTCTGGAGAAATGTTGTATTGCATAATCAAATGTGGATACAAACTATTCAAGTCAAAACTAACTATCCACTTATGTCTACCTTTTTGTGGTGCTTTTACATAAGCACCTTCATACGCATCCCCTTTACGCTGTTTAC